CGCATTTACTATCATTGACACTACAGATATACCGTATAGGTTAGTAGCAAAATACAGAAACAATAAAATTAAACCGCTTTTATTTCCAAATATAATTCATCAGGTATGCACACAATATAATCATGCGTATACATTAATAGAAGTAAATGATATAGGTGGACAGGTAGCAGACATCATGCAGTTTGATTTAGAGTATGATAATTTACTGATGTGCTCCATGAGAGGTAGAGCGGGACAGGTTGTAGGTCAGGGATTCTCTGGTAGTAAAGTGCAATTAGGTGTAAAGATGTCTACTACAGTTAAGAAGACTGGTTGCGCAAACATGAAACAGTTGATTGAAGACGATAAACTGGTCTTTACAGACTTTGATATTATTACAGAGTTGACTACTTTCATACAGAAAGGTCAGGCATGGGAAGCGGAAGAAGGATGTAATGATGACCTTGCTATGTGTCTGGTTATATTCTCATGGTTAGCAACTACAGACTATTTCAGAGAGTTACACGATAGTGATGTCAGAGCACGTATGTATCAAGAGCAAAAAGATGCAATAGAGGCAGACATGGCTCCGTTTGGTTTTGTAAGTGATGGTCTAGAAGATGAAACATTTGTAGATGAGGAAGGAGATAGATGGGAATCTAATAGAGACTGGAATACAGATGAGTATGGTGACCGTAGTTATATGTGGGACTACAGATGAGTATAGAAGAGGAGTTTGAGTTAGACAATCTCCTGTTTGTAGATAGAAGATGTCGTATATGTGGTCAAGAGAAAAATTTGCGAAATGATTTCTATAAGACTAGAAAAGATAGAGGGTCTAACCCATCTGCCTATGCTTATGAGTGTAAATCATGTACTATATGGAGAGTAAAACGTAAACGTAAACGTAAAAAACCTTACGGTGACTACCCTGATTGGTAATTCACGTCTTGTTTCCCCAGTGAAAAGATGCCTTTCTATAAATAATTTCAGCATTGTAAATGGAATCCCATAGGAGATTATCTAATGGCATCAACACAACTTTCCCCAGGAGTTGCCGTATTAGAGAGAGACCTCACCAATGTAGTTAACGCGACGGTTGATAACGTCGGTGCTATAGTAGGTGCATTCGAGAAAGGTCCTGTCGAAGACATAACAACTATTACAAGTGAGAAGGAATTGCTTGCAACATTTGGAAAACCAAATGACTTAAACTTTGAATACTGGTTTACTGCAGCACAATTCTTGCTATATGGCGGGACACTTAAAGTAGTAAGAGCAGACAACTCAGCATTAAAGAATGCGATTGATACTGCACAATTCACTATCACATCTTTTAGCGCAACAGATACAACACTTACTGTTGAGTCAGCAACTGACTTCGATGTAAGCGATGTATTATTCATCGACGCTGAATTGATGGTAGTCCAATCTGTTTCTGGTCTAGACGTAGTAGTCAGCAGAGGACAGTTACAGACATCAGCCGCATCACACGCTGCAAAATCACAAATCACTCTAATCGAAGCCGCAGGCACATCTTCCACAATCAACGAAGGGTCTACATTTACGGATTCTGACACTACACTAACAGTTACTTCTGCTACTGCACTTGCAGGAAGCACAAACTCATACATCAGAATTGACGATGAGTTTCTAAGAATCTCTGGTGTAGCTGGGGACAACCTCACAGTTGAGCGCGGAGTATTAGGTTCTACTGCTGCTGCACACACTGATGGGTCAACTGTTACACTTCAAACTGTAACTGCTGCAAAGACAGAAATCAACGAGCAAACATCAACTGGTATTACACCACCTCTAATCAAGTCTATGACTGAGTATGAGGCAAGTGTTGAGACTGCATCTAACAACTGGAAATGGGCAGGAAGGACTGCAGGAAAATTCGCTAACTCATTACGTGTTGTAATGACAGACGCGGGTGCTGACCAAGTCTTATACCTAGCAGACCCAACAGCAACTGAATGGGAATTCACAAATAACGCTGACTTATCATTCTCTTCCGCAAACATCTACGGTAAGGTTTACTCTTACACAGTGATTGTTACTTTCGACGCGGGTGCTACTCTTGTAGGTGCATTTGAGAAAGACAACTTTATCACTGCTGTATCTGGTGGTGTTACTGGTCGCGTTGTTGCATGGGATGCTGATACTCGTAAGTTAGAATTAACTATCGATGATACTGCATCTGATATCATCGAGGTAGGAGATACAATCACTGAATTGGCAAACAACTCTAACACACCTGGCTCTGCTACAGGAGACAGTGGTGTTGTATCAGGAGTTTCACGTCAGTTACGTGTTTCACTTAACCCACTATCACCTAACTTCCAACCAAACCAGACTGTTGTAGACAAAAACGCTGCAACAATCTCTATCGCTAACGTTGAGTCAGACTACGCAACACGTAGTTACGGACTAAACACAATGTGGAAAAACATTGCTGCACGTCCTACAACATCTGCATGGGTTGCAGAAAGAGGCGGACACAATGACCTAATGCACATTTTGGTTATTGATGGAGATGGATTGCTAACAGGCACACCTGGCTCAGTTGTTGAGAAGTTTACAGATGTTTCTAAAGCATCCGATGCTAAGTCACCTCAAGGTGATAACATCTATTATAAAGATGTAGTTAAAGCAAAATCACAATACCTTCTTTGGGGTAGTCATGAAACAGGAGAAGTTTATGACAAAGATGTAAATGCATCTGGTGGTTTTGGTCTATCAGGTATCAACAGAGAGTTTGACCTTATCAAGTCTTCTGTATCAATCAATGATTTAGATGACCCAACAGGCACTAACCCTCAAGCAAAACCTTTACTAGGCACAAAAAATCAAGCAACAATTAGATATGCACTACAAGGTGGAGTCGATGGATATTCTATCGCACGTCCAGAAACACTTGCAGCATATACATTGTTTAATGATGCTGAGACTATTGACCTAGACTACATCCTTATGGGGTCTAGCATGTCATCTGTTGGTGAAACAATAGCAAAGGCACAGCATGTTATTTCAATCGCTGCAGCAAGAAAAGACTGCATGGCATTTATCTCTCCACATAGAGGTGATGTTATAGGTCAACCAAGCACTGCAGACATTGTTACTAAGACTATAGATTTCTTCGACCAGTTATCTTCTACATCTTACGCTGTATTTGATAACAACTACAAGTATATCTACGACAAGTATAACGATGTATATCGTTACATTCCATGCAACGGTGACATGGCAGGACTTGTATTAAGCACAACTCTTAATCAAGAGCCATGGTTCTCTCCTGCAGGATTCAACAGAGGAAACATTCTTAACGCAATTAAACTTGCTTACTCTCCTCTAAAAGACCACAGAGACAGACTATATGCTGCAAGGGTTAACCCAATCGTAGCATTCCCAGGTGAAGGAATCATCCTCTTCGGAGATAAGACTGCACTTGGATATACATCTGCCTTTGATAGAATCAACGTCAGACGTCTATTCCTTGTGATTGAGGAAGCAATCTCTGATGCTGCTAAGAATCAACTATTTGAATTAAACGATGAGTTTACTCGCCAACAATTCAAAAACATAGTTGAGCCATTCCTTCGCTCCGTCCAGTCAAGGCGCGGTGTCGTGGACTTCTTAGTTGTCTGTGATGACTCAAACAACCCACCTGAGGCTATAGATAGAGGTGAATTCTTCGCTGAAATCTTCGTGAAGCCTACAAGGTCAATCAACTTTATCACTCTAACATTCACCGCAACTAGGACTGGTTCTAGTTTCTCTGAAATCGTTAATTAATTCTAGGAGCATCTAACTAATGTCTAAACAATTTTCTAGTTTGCCTATAACCGATTTCCGAAATAGAATCGGTGACTTGGCACGTCCTAATCTGTTTCATATTGAAATGGGTTTTCCCGAGATAGCATCTCAAAATCCATTCATCGGTGGTGAGCCTGGCTCAGTTGCAGATGTTGAGCAAGCACTAGCGGGAACTGGAGACACACAGGGACAATCAAATGCAGTCACAGCTGGTATCACAACTGTGCTTGCAAAGGCAGCAAACATTCCTGCCTCAACAGTCGGTGTAATTGACGTCCCTTACAGAGGTCGTGTTTTAAAAATTGCAGGAGACCGCACATTCGAGCCATGGACAGTTACAGTCCTTAATGACGCAGGGTTTGCACTTCGCTCTAAGTTTGAAGCATGGTCAACAAACATCCAAGCACTACAGCAAAACTTACAGAATACATCAAACCCATCTGGTTACTGTGCTGACGCTCTTGTCAGACAGTTTGACCGTCAAGGTAATCCTGTAAGGTCTTACAAGTTTGCTCAGATATGGCCTAGTAACGTATCTGCTATTGATTTAGCATGGGATAGCAACGATACTCCTGAGGAGTATACCGTTGAATTCCAAGTACAATACTGGACTTATGCAGGAGATACAAACTTAGGACACGGTAAGGACAAATAAGCTATAGATTTTTTACCTAATCTGTGGTATAATAAATAAAAATATAATAGTAGCGGAAAAAAGGAATGACGCAATTATTTGGTTATTCACTTGAGCGCAAGAAGAAGGAATCCCAGAAGGGTCCTTCTTTTGTGCATAAAGATAGTGATGATGCAGCGCAACCCATAGTAGCGGGTGGTTATTTTGGGCAGTACGTTGACCTAGGTGACTCCGCAAACAAATCTAATGAGGTAGAATTAATCGGTAGATACCGTGAAATGTCTCTTCATCCAGAAGCGGATGCTGCTATCAGTGATATCACCAACGAAGCAATCGCGGGTGATTTAGATGACCACCCTGTAGATATTGAATTATCTAACCTACCAGTTTCACAAAGCGTAAAGAATAGACTTCGTGAGGAGTTTGAAAATATATTATCTTTACTAGATTTTGACAGACGAGCATACGATATTTTCCGTAGATGGTATATCGATGGTCGTCTTTTTTATCATAAGATGATAGACCCAGAAGACCCTAAGAAAGGAATTACTGAGTTAAGGTATATTGACCCTCGTAAGATTAAAAAAGTAATCGAATACGATAAACCAAAAGACCGTATATCACCTGTAGACCCACAGGTAAATGCGCTTATACCTAAAGCAGTTGAGTATTTT